TTCTCGCGTATCTCCCAAAACGGTCATGACTCAGCTCAAAGCAATCTGATCGAGCCTTTAACGGCTGGGGTTGGTTCTGATCTTCCACGGCTGGTTACGCCCATATATGGGTACGAGAGTTATGGGCCTCTCATCAGCGAGTTTGCGCGTGTGCATTTGGGTCGAGAGTTGTTTCCGTGGCAGTTGGGGTTTCTCACCGGTGCTTTCGAGCATGACGATGAAGGAATGTTTACGCACAGCAGCTCTATGGGGTTTTGTGCGCGTCAGCAGGGCAAGACGTTTATGTTGTCGGCGGTGGTGGGCTGGTGCCTTCTTGAGTTGCCCAAGATTTGGGGTCGCAAGGTCAAGGTGGTTTCCACGGCTCACGAGTTGTCGCTTGCCACGGAAGTGTTTGAGGATCTCCGCGACATGTTTGAGCTGTGGGAGGAGTCGGGGCTGTGCAAAGTGACGTGGGCGTATGGCCGTCACAAGGTTCGCATGGTGGACGGGTCTGAGTATTTGGTGAAGGCTGCAACGGCAAAGAAGCACGGCATCTCAGGCGTGGACATTCTGATTGTTGACGAGTTGTGGGCCATCACGGAGGCGGCTTATTTCGGGGCGTTGAAGCCTGCACAGATTGCGGTCAAGTCGGGTCTGTCGTTGTTGGTGTCTACCGCTGGCGATGAGTCGAGCACGGTGATGAAGAAACTACGGGAGCAGGCCATCGGGCAGATTGACAAGGGTGAGCCGGGTGAGTTGTACATGGCGGAGTGGTCAGTGCCTGAGTCGGTGTCACCTGATGACGAGCGCTATTGGGGTTATGCCAACCCTTCGATGCCTCGCACCGTGACGTTGAAAAGTTTACGCGCTGCACATTCCAGCCCTGACCGATCTCAGTGGCTTCGCGCTCATTGCAACATGTGGGTGAGTGCTGCTTCTTCGTGGCTTCCGCCGGGGCAGTGGGCAAAACGGTTTACAGAAAACTCCCAATGGGACGGGACGACTTCGGTGCTGGCGGTTGACTCTGCTGTTGACGACTCAAAATATGTCGGGGTTTGGTGTCGTAAAAATACGGACGGCGACATTGTGGCAAGTGTCGAATTTCAGACCGAGTCCATTGCTGAAATGTGGGAGCAGATCACAGCCTCGTTGGAGCGTGAACCTAAAACGCAGCTGGCAATTACGCCTTCTCTGTTTATTCATACGCCCGAGAAGTTTCAGCGCCGAACGGTGCAGTGGGGCTACGGAGAAATCAACAAATACACGTCAACCGTTAAGGGTCTTATCAACGAGGACAGGGTGAAACACACTGGTGAGATCCTTCTTGCCGAACATGTAAACAGGGCGGTACTGATCCGCGGTCAGGGTGGCGCATTGTCAATTTCCAGCCAACGATCACCGGGCCCTATTGAGGCGTGTCGTTGTCTCATCGTTGCAGCTGCAATGGTGTCGCGTCCGGGTGGCGCAAATAAACCGACAATGGGTTCGTCTAGATAGTTGCATTTGCAACAACATTGTGTAAGACTCCGAGTGGATGGGTATTTTCTCACGCAAAGTTGACACGGCCTCTTTCGCCTCTGCACCTGTGCAGGCGGCTGCAGGCGCGTCCTATATCGGCAACTTCATCAACTACACCACTGGTTCCGCTGAAGTTCGTGCGCTGAGTATTCCAACGGTCTCGCGTTCCCGTGACCTGCTTGCTGGCATTATCGGATCTGTCGGTCTGAAGCATTACTCAAAGCAGTGGAACGGCTCCGACTATGACGAGGTATATCTGCCTCTTGAGCCTTGGATGGAAACCCCTGATCCCAAGGTTTCGCGCTCGTTCTTCTTTGTAAACATTTTTTCGGACATGTTCTTCTATGGCGCTGCATATGCCTATGTCACTACGCGCTACTCCACCGGGTTGCCTGCCTCGTTCACATGGCTCCCAGCTGCAAACATTTCAAGCACCGAACAAACAGGTATGCCTCAGTATTACGGGCCATCAAAAGAGCTTGAGTTCAATGGCAACCCACTCGATGTAAACAATGTGATTCAGTTCTTGTCGCCTATTGAGGGCATCTTGAAGATTGGTCAGCGCGCCATCAACACGTCATTGTTTCTTGATCAGGCAGCTGACCGTTACGCCAGTCTCGAGACCGTCCCCGGTTATCTTCAGCAGATTGATGGCGAAGACATGTCGGGTGATGACCTTGGTTCTCTTGCTTCGGCGTGGGCTGCAGCCCGTAAACAAAACGCTATTGGCGCGTTGTCGCGTCAGGTTCAGTTCCGTGAGTTTGCACAGAACCCTCAAGAAGTCATTGCGGATCAGCGCAAGTATCAGTCCCTTGAGATGGCTCGTCTTTGTTCAGTCCCTGCGTACCTCGTAAGCGCACCAACTGAGGGCGCTTCGATGACGTATCAGAACGCCCAGCAAGCGCGTCAGGATCTGTATCTTTTTGGCGCTCGCATCTACATGGATGCTATTGAGCAGACACTTTCCAGCGCACAAGTTCTTCCAAGAAATCGGTACGTCGAGTTTGACATCGAGGACTACGAAGGATCCGAAAGCCCTAGTGGCATGCCTAACAATGAAACGGATGATGAGTTGTGAAGATTGAGTTTGTAGCTGTGCCAGTCACCTTGGACGCTGCCGCTGGCGAGGACAGCCCCCGTACCATCACGGGCGTGGCTGTACCTTGGGACACTCCAGCGACAGTGTCCTCGGGTGAATCGGTGATGTTTCGCCGTGGCGCTTTTGACGTAAACGCAAAGGCACCAAAACTGCTCGAGGGTCACGACATGACGCAGCTGCGTGGTGTTGTCACCGAACTCGTTGAAGCCGAAGAGGGTCTTTTGTTTACAGCAAAGTTTGCAAAGACTCGCGCCTCTGATGAGGCCATTGAACTGGTTAAGGCTGGCGCTTACGACTCCGTGTCCGTTGGTGCCATTCCAATCAAGTTTAAGTACGACAAGAACGGGACAATGGTTGTCTCGAAGGCTTCTCTCGCAGAGATCTCACTTGTCGCCATGCCAGCGTTTTCCGATGCTGTCATCACAGAAATCGCTGCTTCCCAGCCTGACGAAGAGTCAGAAGAAGAAGTTGTCGAACCCCAACCCCAAGACATTTCCGAGGAGGAAACCATGTCACAAGTAATCCCAACGGTTGAGGCTTCGGCTGAAACTGTTCCAACAGCACCAATCTTTGCGGCAGCACGTCGCGAGACCCCACTTCCGACAGCAGTGGAGTACATCGCTGCTGCCATTTCAGGTGGCGATCAGTGGCGCGCAATGTCAGAAGCACTCCGCGCAGCTGCACCTGACATCGTCACAACCGACACACCCGGCATCTTGCCAACCCCAATCCTTCAGCCTGTTTACAACAACTTCATCGGTCGTCGTCCAGTAGTTGATGCAATCGGCGTTCGTGCAATGCCTGCAGGCGGCAAGGTTTTCATCCGTCCTGAGGTCACCACGCACACAAGCATCGGTGCTTCTATCGGTGAGCAGGCTCCAACCGCTGGCACCTTAGTTGTGTTTAACAACCAATGCACCAAGCAAATTTTCGGTGGCTACGTGAATATCAGTGAAGCCGATATCGATTGGAGTGACCCTTCAATCCTTCAGGTTGTTCTTGACGACATGGGCCGTATCTACGCAAACGCAACCGACAACTACGCCGCTGACCAGTTGGTCGCAGGCGCAACCGTCACACAAGCATTTGCTCTTGCAGACGTGGCTAAGCCTGAAGTTTGGTCAGCAGAAATTGCTGAAGCAGCATCAACAATCTTGAGCTCTTCAAACGGCAACTTGCCTACTCACCTGTTTGTTTCACCAGACCGCTGGCGCAACCTCATCGCGCTTGCCGATACCGCTAACCGTCCGTTGTTCCCACAGGTGGGCCCAATGAACGCATACGGCGATCTTGGTGTGAACTCGTACGGCGGTAACGCTTTTGGCTTGTCCGTTGTTGTTGACCGCAACTTCGCCAGTGGCACCGCCATCGTTGGCGATGCTTCGGGTTACGAACTGTTTGAACAGCAAAAGGGCACCATGTCCATCGAGTCACCATCCACGCTTTCGCGCACAATCGCTCTCCGCGGTTACTTCGCAGCGTTGATGATTGACGAGACAAAGTTCGTCAAGTTCACCTTCGCCTGATAACTAGGTAGTCGGGAAAGGGTCTGTATGTCTGTTTACACAATCACTCATGGTTTTCACTTTGATGATGTTTCAGCCGTACAGACCCTGACCCCTTCCGAGGTTCAGCCGGGCGACAGCATTGTTGTCGCTGGCGCTGGCGCAAAGTTCAACGGCACCTTCACCGTTATCAGCGTTGAAGAGTGGGAGTACATCGGGAAAGACCAGCAGGGCTATCTCGAGTTCAACTATGACGTGCCAAAACTTAATCAGGTTTTGTATGCCCACACGGGTCACAACGATGACGATGAGTACAAGGCGCTTTCTGGCACCCTGACGTTTACAGAGACCATCACTTGGACTACTTCAGCGCTTGTGTTGTCGTGGCTTGGTATTGACGTGGCAACCGCTAACGACACGGCCTTCGTGGCTAAGTGTGTAAGCGCTGCTAACGCTTGGTGTTTCCGTAAACGCCGTGAGGCTGGCTACACCGATCTGCAAGGCACAGTCCCTTCAGCAGACGTTGAATTGGGCACCACGATGTATGCAGCAACGCTTTACCGTGAACGCGGAACTAGCGGTGACGCATATGGCGCTTTTGACGGGATGGGCAACCTTGCTCAACCTGTCACCCTTCACCGCATCATGCAGCTCTTGGGCTGTGGCAGGGCGCAAGTCGCGTGAGTTCTTCAGGCATCTTGTACGAGGCTGTGACTGCCTGTAAAACAGCGCTCACAGCACTCAGCCTTGTGCCAATCACCGATCCTCGCAACGCTCGCCCATTGTCTGTTCTTATCGAGTTGCCAACAGTTGACTCGTTTACATACAACGTGGGCAACATCACTCTTCGACTTCGTGTGCTGGCACCGCCTCCGGGCAACCAAGACGCTGGCGATTACCTGATGCAGATTGCAGATCAGATAATGAACTCACCCATCGCGGTCACGGATCTTCGTCCGGGCCTCGTATCCATCGGGGGGCAAGACCTGCCTTCCTATGACTTAACCGTTGCCGTAGCCGTACGGCGCAACTAACCAAAAGGAGCCCTCATGGCTACAACAACTTTCCTCAGCAATGCCACGATTAACATCACGCAGGGCGCAACCACCACTGACCTTTCAGACCAAGCAAACGCCGTTTCCGTCATGGTCGGCGTTGACTCGCTTGAGTCCACCGCTTTCGGCGACACTGGACACCGTTTTACAGCTGGTCTTCAGAATGTCGAAGTCACAATGACTTTGTTCCTCAGTTATGGCGCTTCAGAAGTTGAGGCGATTCTTAACTCTTGCGTGGGCACAGGTTCAACCGTGTTGACCATCTCCCCATCAGGAACCACTGAATCAGCCTCTAACCCTGAGTACATCATCACCAACTGCATGCTCAGCGACTTCACCCCAATCAACTCAA